GCCCATGACGCCGCAATTGCTGACCCCGCCTGCGACCGAGCCTGTCCTGCTCGACGAGGCGAAGGACTATCTCAGGATCGACCATGACGACGAGGACGAGCTGGTCGAAAGCCTCATCAGGGCCGCGCGGCACCTTGTGGAGGCGGCCAGCGGACAGATGCTCATCCATCAGGACTGGCGGCTGAGCCTGAGCGCCTGGCCGGTGATGGGCCGGCTTCGGCTGCCGCTGGAGCCGCTGGATGCGATTCTCGCCGCGCGGGTGTTCGACGCAGGCGGCGCGGCGCAGCCGCTGGCGCTCTCCACGCTCGCCATCGACGCGGGTTCGCGCCCCCCCGCCATCCTGACCGTCGGGGCCGTGCCGCAGCCCGGGCGCGCGCTGAACGGCATCGAGATCGATGTGCGCGTCGGCCATGGCGCGAGCCGGGCCGAGGTTCCCCCGCCGCTGCGCCACGCCGTGCTGCGGCTGATGGCGCACTGGTTCGAGAACCGCGGCGACGCGACCGACGAGCGGGTGGCGGCGATGCCCGGCGACGTCACGGCGCTGACCGCGCCCTGGCGGCGGGCGAGACTGTGAGGCGCGCCATGGTGGCAAGAACACCCTGCAGACCCGTCGCCCGCGCGGACGCCGTGCCAGGCATAGGCGCGCTGCGGCGGCGGATGATCCTTGAGGCGCCGGTCGAGACCCCTGACGGCGCGGGCGGCTTCAACCTGAGCTTCGCGCCGCTCGGCGCCGTCTGGGCGGGCCTCGAATGGCTCGGCGGCGAGGAGCGCTGGCGCGAGGGCGGCTTCGAGCAGGCCGGGCGCTGGCGCGTGACCCTGCGCTGGCGCGCCGGTGTCACCGCCGGCATGCGCCTGCGCGATGGCGCACGCCTGTTCGACATCCGCGCCGCCGCCGACCCTGATGGCGGCGGGCGCCGGCTCGTCTGCCTGTGCGAGGAGATCACCCCATGAGCGACGCCGCCCTGAGGCTCCGCCAGGCCATCCATGCCCGGCTCACCAGCGACGCGGAACTTGTCGCGCTGCTCGGTGGACCCCGCGTCCACGACGAGGCCCCGCGCGCCCAGCCGGGGCCGCATGTGCTCTTCGAGAGCTGGAGCGCGGAGGACGCCTCGACGCCCGACTGCCGCATGACGCGGCATGAATTCGATCTCGCCCTCTATGCCGGCGACACGGCGGCGAGCGCCAAAGGCCTCGCCATCGCGGCGCGGATCGAGGCGCTGCTGCATGACGCTCTGCTCGGGCTTACGGGCCACCGTCTGGTGTTCCTCTACTGGCGATCGAGTCTCGTCGGCCGCGACGGCCAGACCCGAAACCCGAGGCTGCTCATCAGTTTCTCAGCGCTGACCGAAACGTCCTGAAGGCGCGCCGCCTTCCGTCCGCGCCGCCGGCTTCGACCCCATTGCCCGTTCCACTCGAAGGAGGTTCCCCGATGCCCGCCCAGAAAGGCAAGGATCTGCTGCTCAAGCTCGCCAATGGCGCGGGCGCTTTCGTCACCGTCGCCGGGCTGCGCACGCGCCAGATCGCGTTCAACGCCGAGGCGGTCGACGTCACCCACGCCGAATCCGCCGGACGGTGGCGCGAGCTTCTGGCCGGGGCCGGGGTGAGGCGCGCCGCGATCACCGGCTCCGGCGTGTTCCGCGACGAAGCCTCGGATGCGCAGGTGCGGGAGATCGTCTTCGATGGCGCGATCCGCGACTGGCAGATCATCGTGCCGAACTTCGGCGTGATCCAGGGTCCGTTCCAGGTGTCGACGCTGGAGTATCGCGGCGAGCATGATGGGGAGGTCACCTTCGAGATGTCGCTGGATTCCGCCGGCGAACTCACCTTCGCAGCCGCGTGAGGCGGGCCATGGCGAATGCGAGACGGGGCGAGATCGAGGCCGTGATCGGCGGCGAACGGCGGCGGCTGGTGCTGACGCTCGGCGCGCTGGCCGAGCTGGAGCAGGCCTTCGCGGTGGATGACATCATGGCGCTCGGCGAGCGCTTCTCCGGCGGCCGGCTCTCGGCGCGCGACATCCTCCGGGTGTTGGGCGCAGGCTTGCGCGGCGCGGGCGCGGCGACCACCGATGAGGAGCTGGCGGGTCTGCCCATCGAGGGCGGGGCGGCGATGGCGGCGCGCCACGCGTTCGGCATCGAGGACGCGGCGGGAGACGCCCCGCAGTCGGCGCCGGAGTCTCCGCCAAACCCTCGGTTGGCGCGCGGGTGGCCTCCCGGCGCCGCGCGCGGACTTCGCCTCCGGCCATGCGGCCCGAGGCCTTCCCGTGGGACGAGGTGATGGGCTTTCTGCTGGGCGTCCTCCGCTGGCCGCCGGAGGCGGCCTGGGGCGCGACGCCGCGCGAGGCGGAGATGGCCATCGCTGGCCGCTTCGGGCGCAGGCGCGCCGAGCCCATGGATGGCGCGAGCCTCGACGCGCTGATGGCCGCCTATCCGGACGCTTCCGACCCCGTTTCACCAGACAAGGATGAGGATCATGGCGGACGCCTTCCATGAGGTGCGTTTCCCGGTCTCCGTCGCGCGCGGGGCGCGGGGCGGGCCGGTGCGCAAGACCGATGTGGTGACGCTGGCCTCGGGCCGCGAGCACCGCAACGCCCGCTGGGCCCATTCGCGCCGGCGCTATGACGCCGGCTATGGCGTGAAGACGCTGGACGAGCTGGCCGCCGTCATCGCCTTCTTCGAGGAGCGGCGCGGAAGGTTGACGGGCTTCCGCTGGAGGGATCGGCTGGATTGCCGCTCCTGTGCGCCTTCGCGCAGTGCGACGCCCACTGACCAGTCTCTCGGCATCGGCGATGGCGCGCGCACCGCATTCCAGCTCGTGAAACGCTATGGCGCGGCGCACGCGCCCTATTCGCGCACCATCCTCAAGCCTGTGCCCGGCACCGTGCGCGTCGCCGTCAACGGCGTCGAGGCGGTCGAAGGCTCGGCCTTCGATTGCGATGCGACGACCGGAATCGTGACATTCCGGGCCGGGCATGCGCCGCCGGCCGGCGCGGACGTGACGGCGGGCTTCGAGTTCGACGTGCCCGTGCGCTTCGACACCGACGAGATCGAGGTGGACCTCTCGGCTTTCGAGGCCGGCGAGATCCCGAAGATCCCGCTCATCGAAATCATCCCCTGACATCCGCCGGGAGGCGCCATGAAGACGCTGCAACCTGCGCTCGCCGCGCATCTGGCGGGCGAGGCGACGACGCTTGCCCGCTGCTGGGTTCTGACGCGCGCCGATGGCCTGACGCTCGGCTTCACCGACCATGACCGCGATCTGGTCGTCGACGGCGTCAGTTGCCGGGCCGCCACCGGGCTTGACGCCGCCGAAGCCACCGCGGAGCTCGGCTTTTCCGTGGGCGGCGGCGATGTCACCGGCGCGCTCTCCGCGGCGGGGCTCACGGAGGCCGACCTCGCCGCCGGGCGCTATGACGGGGCGAGCGTGACGAGCTGGCTGGTGAACTGGGCCGATCCGTCGCAGGCGCTGGTGACGGGCCGCGCCACGATCGGCGAGGTGAGGCGCACGGACACGAGCTTCGTCGCCGAACTGCGCGGCCCCGGCCATCGTTATGACGAGGAGCGCGGCCGGCTGTTCACCGCCCAGTGCAGCGCCGATTTCGGCGATGCGCGCTGCGGCGTCGCGCTCACGCCCTATGGCGGCACGGTGTCCGGCACGGATGGGCGCTTCTCGATCTCCTGCGCGGATCTTCCCGCCGTCCCGGATGGCTGGTTCACCGCCGGGCGGCTGGCGCTCACCACCGGCGCCAATGCCGGCTTCTCGACGGAGGTGAAGCTGCACCGCCTCACAGCCGCAGGAGCCGAATTCGCGCTCTGGCAGGGCGCGCCCGCGCCGATCCATCCCGGCGATCTCTTCACCGTGACGCTCGGCTGCGACAAGAGCTTCGACACCTGCCGCGCGCGCCATGGGAACGCCGCCAACTTCCGGGGATTCCCCCACATGCCCGGCAACGACGCGCTGATCCGCATCGCGCGCCAGGGCGAGGCCGGGATGGATGGCGGGAGCCTTCGGCGATGAACGCGGACATTCCGACGCGCATCCGCATCGTGCAGGCGGCCCGGGGCTGGATCGGTACGCCCTATCGCCATCAGGCCTCGCTGAAGGGTGTCGGCTGCGATTGCCTCGGTCTCCTGCGCGGCGTGTGGCGCGAGGTCATCGGGGCCGAACCGGTCGCAATTCCGCCCTATCCGGCCCATTGGGCAGGGCAGGGGCCGGATGAGCGCCTTCCGGATGCGGCGCGCACGGCGCTCGTCCCTCTCGCGCTCCATGAAGCCTTGCCGGGTGATGTGCTGCTGTTCCGCTGGAAGCCGCATTTGCCGGCGATGCATTGCGCGATCCTGTCCGGTCCGGACGCCATCATTCACGCCTATGAGGGCGCGATGGTGTCGCAGACCGCCTTCGCCGGTCCATGGGCGCGGCGCGTCAGCCACGCCTTCGCCTTCCCTGAGACTGTTCACGAACGGAGCGCATGATCCATGGCGACGCTTGTCCTCCAGGCCGCAGGTTCGATGATCGGCGGGGCGATCGGCGGGCCGTTCGGCGCGATGGCGGGCCGCGCCATCGGCGGCATCGCGGGCGCGCTGATCGATTCAAGCTGGATCGGCGGCGGCTCCGACAAGGGCGCGCGCCATGTCGAGGGGCCCCGCCTGAAGGAGATGGGTGGCCTCGCCTCCACCGAGGGAGAAGCCATTCCGCGCGTCTATGGCCGGGCGCGCATCGGCGGGCAGATGATCTGGGCCACGCGCTTCGAGGAGGAGATGGTCACCTCCGTCGAGCGCGCGGGCCGGCGCGGCGGCAAGGGCGGCCTCGGGCGCATCGGCGGCGGGTCGCAAGCCGCAGCGCCAGCCACGGTCACGGTCAGCTACCGCTACTACGCCAATCTCGCCGTGGCGCTGTGCGAGGGGCCGATCTCCTTCATCCGCCGCGTCTGGGCGGATGGGCGCGAACTCGACCTGACCACGGTCACCATGCGTGTCCATCGCGGGACCGAGGACCAGGCGCCGGACCCGCTCATCACCGCCAAGGAAGGCGAGAGCCCCGCCTATCGCGGCACCGCCTATGTGGTGTTCGAGCGGCTGCCTCTCGCGGATTACGGCAACCGCATTCCGCAATTCTCCTTCGAGGTGGTCAGGCGCGTCGGCGGCGGCGCGACCGACCTGATCCGCGCGGTGACGCTCATCCCCGGCGCGACCGAGTTCGGCTACGACCAGACGCCGCGCATCCAGAGCTATGGCGACGGCGTCACGCGGCCGGAGAACCGCCATCAGCTCCACAGCCACAACGACATGTATGCGGCGCTGGACCAGATGCAGCTCCTGCTGCCGGGTGTCAGCCGGGTGTCGCTGGTCGCGAGCTGGTTCGGAACGGATCTGCGCGCCGGCCTGTGCCGCGTCGAGCCGCGCGTCGAGCGCAGCAACAAGGCGATCGACGGCGTCGAATGGCAGGTGGCCGGTCTCACCCGCGCCGGCGCGACCCCGGTCTCGCTGACCGCCTCCGGCGCGCCAGCCTATGGCGGCACACCCAATGACCTCGCCGTGATCGAAACCATCCAGTCGCTCAAGGCGCGCGGGATCGCCGTGACGCTCTATCCGTTCATCATGATGGACGTGCCGGCGGGCAACGGCCTCGCCGATCCTTATGGCCGCCCCGAGCAGCCGCCCAATCCCTGGCGCGGGCGCATCTCCTGCCATCCCGCGCCCGGCATGGCCGGCTCGCCGGACGGGACGACGGCGGCGGCGGCCGAGGTCAGCGCCTTCGTCGGCTCCCTCACGCCGGGCGAGATCAGCTGGGACGGCACGCAGATGCTCTGCGCGAAGCCCTCCGAATGGAGCTTCCGCCGGCTCATCCTGCATTATGCGCGCCTCGCCGAGGCGGCCGGAGGCGTGGAGGCCTTCATCATCGGCTCGGATATGATCGGGCTCACACGGGTGCGCGATGCAGGCGGCGGCTACCCGATGGTCGCCGCGCTTGTGGCGCTGGCTGCCGATATCCGCACGATCCTGGGGCCGGCGACGAAGATCACCTACGCCGCCGACTGGACCGAGTATGGCGCGCATGTGCGCAATGGCGGTCAGGATGTCCACTTCCCGCTCGATCCGCTCTGGGCGTCTCCCGACATCGATGCGGTCGGTATCGACTGGTATCCGCCGCTCACCGATTGGCGCGACGGCCCGGAGAATGCCGACGCCGCCATCGCCGGCGGGCCGGTGGACCTCGACTATCTTCGCGCGGGGCTTGTATCGGGCGAGGGCTTCGACTGGTATTATCCCGATGCGGCCGCGCGCGCCGGCCAGGTACGCGCGCCGATCACCGACGGCGCCTATGGCAAGCCCTGGGTGTTCCGCGTCAAGGATCTGCCCGGCTGGTGGCTCAACCCGCATGTGGAGCGGTCAGGCGGTGTCGAGACGGGCGCGACCGCCTGGGTTCCGGGCTCAAAGCCGATCTGGCTGACGGAGGTCGGCTTTCCGGCCGTCGACAAGAGCGCGAACGGCCCGAATGTCTTCCCGGATCCCAAATCCGCCGAAAGCGCCTATCCGCCGCATTCGACCGGCACGCGCGACGATCTTGTCCAGATGCGCGCGCTGGAGGCGACGCTGCGCGCCTTCGATCCGGCACGCAGCGGCTTCCTGCCGGCGGCCAATCCGGTCTCGCCCGCCACAGGGCTGCGCATGCTCGACCCTTCGCGCATCTATGTCTGGACATGGGATGCAAGGCCTTTCCCGGCGTTTCCGGACCTCTCCTGGGTTTGGGCGGACGGGCCGAACTGGGAGACCGGCCACTGGATCACCGGCCGTGCCGAAGGGGCGGCGCTGGAGACGCTCATCGCCGCCATCCTCGCCGATTACGGCCTGCCGCCTGCGAACTTCGCCGGCGCCGATGGCTTCGTCGACGGGTATGTGCTGGAGCGGCCGATGTCGGCGCGGGAGGCGATCGAGCCGCTCGCCCGCTCCTTCGGCGTCGACGCCGTGATGGGCGATGGCGTGCGCTTCATCGGACGCGCCGGCCGCGTGGCGGCGGACATCACGCCGGACGACATCGTTCCGGGCAAGGACGACAGGCCCTGGCAGCTGACGCGCGCGCAGGAGAGCGAACTCGCCCGCGAACTGCGCCTCGGCTTCATCGACGGCGAAGGCGAGTATCGCCAGGGGGCGGTGGCGTCGCGCAGGCTGTCGGGAGGGGCGCGGCGCGAGCTGGGGCTCGACACGGCCATCGTCACGCGGCGCGCCGAGGCGCAGCGCCTCGCCGACATCCGCCTGCAGGAAAGCTGGGCGGCGCGCGAGACGGCGCGTTTCACGCTCTCGCCAAGGCTCGCCGCGCTGGAGCCCGGCGATGTCGTTCGCTTGCCGGTGGCGCCCGCCGGGCGGCTGATGCGCATCACCGGGATCGAGGATGGAGGGGCGCGCCGCATCGAGGCGCGGCAGGTCGAGCCCGCCATCTACCGCAGCGCATCCCCGCGCGGCCAGCGCGCGCCGAAGCCTGAGCCGAAGCTGCCCGGCAAGCCATGGCTCATCGCCATCGACGCCCCTGCGCCCTTCGGCGAGCCGCCGGCCCTGCAGGCGCTGGCGGTGTATGCCGACCCGTGGCCGGCCGGATTCGCGATCAGCCGTTCCGATGGCGAGGGCGCACCATTCCGCGCCGTCGGCGCGGCCACCGGACCCGCTTCCCCGGGCCGCACCGTGACGCCCTTCGCCGCCGGACCGGTCTGGCGATGGGACAGGGTGACGAGGCTCGAGGTCGCTTTCAGCGCCGATCCGCCCGCCGCCATATCCGCTTTCGAGGCGCTGGCCGGCGGCAATCGGCTGGCTGTGCAGGGTCCGGATGGGGTGTGGGAGGTCTTCTCGGCGGCGGAGGCGGAGTTGATCGGGCCGCGCACTGTCAGGCTTGGCATGCTGTGGCGGGGCCTTGACGGCACGGAGGCGGCCGCGGCGCGCCCTGTCCCACCCGGAGCCATCGTGGTGGCGCTGGACGAAGCGCTCATCCCCATGGCGACGGACGCCGCATTGATCGGGCGCATGGTCCGCTATCGCGCCGCGCCCTTTGACCGCGACGCTGCCGACCCTAGCGTGGCGGAGGCGTCGACAATGGTGACGGCGGGCGCGCTCCTGCCCCGCATGCCAGTCCATGCAAGGGCGCGCCGCTCGGTGGGCGGGGTGACGCTTTCGTGGATTCGCCAGACCCGCTCCGGCGGCGACGCCTGGGAGCCGGTCGACGTGCCGCTCTCCGAGGAGCGCGAGGCCTACCGGATCGAGGTCATGGCGGGCGGAGCGGTGAAGCGCGCCGTCGAGGTGAGCGCTCCAAACTGGCTCTACGCCGCCGCCGATGAGATCGCCGATTTCGGCGCCGCGCAGCAGGCCTTGAACCTGCGCATCGTCCAGCTGAGCGCCACGGCCGGCGCCGGATTTCCCCTGATCCGGACCGTGCCGGTCTGGTGACACACCACCCTCCAGCGGGGCCTTGAGGAACCAATCATGACCGATACACCCAACCTTGCGCTGCCGCTCATCGCGGCGGCGCAGGCGCAGAAGCATGTCACGCACAATGAGGCGCTGGCGCTGCTCGACGCCGTTGTGCAGATGAGCGTCGACTCGCGCACGCTGTCCGCACCGCCGTCCACCCCCGCGGAGGGCGCGCGCTATCTCGTGCCGGCGGGCGCGACGGGGGCATTCGCTGGCAAGGCGACGCAGATCGCGCTGTTTGACGGTGGAGGCTGGCGGTTCCTGCCGCCAAAGCCTGGCTGGATCGCT